GTCCCATAATGAATACCTTGGGTATCTTAAAGGTGCAGTAATGAAATACTTGTGGCGATATCAGTACAAAAGCAAACCAAAAGAAGACATACGAAAAGCCATCTGGTATCTTCAACGTTTAGAGCAAGAACTACCTGATACGGATGAACGAACATAGCTTTGTAAAATCTGTCCACCGCAAACTTCCCGTTGACTTATACAAATGGAAAATACACGACTCTTATACTAATGGCGTACCAGACTCCATGTATGCAGGAAACAAAGGTATTTTATTTGTTGAATATAAATACGTGCCATCGTTACCCAAGATTAAAACTACTCCAATTAAAATCAACCTAAGTAAATTACAGCTACAATGGTTAAATAACTTTGTTGATATGGGCCACAATGCTGCTGTAGTAATTGGAACAGAAGGGAAAAACATCTTAATTCTTCAAGATAAACAGTGGAATACCCCAATTTCTAAAGAAAACTTCTTGAAAAAAGCTGTAAAACCCTCTGATTTATCTAATTTCATCTTAAATGTTTGCACCAATATAGAAAAAACAGTACGATGATCTTGTTTGAATCTCCAAATTTAAACATAAGTTTTTTTCATGGATGTACCACCTTGAAGAAGGCCCAAGTTAATCTCCCTCTTGGGCCTTTCTTTTTTCTATTCCTTTACTATAATGTCCTAACCTAACTAGGAAAGTGAGGACACTATGGGTTTATTCAAATGGGTAGCCAATTTCTTTGGCAGCAATACCGACACCAACACAGAAGAATTAGAAACAGTTAGAACTAGAGACTCCAAAGGACGTTTTATTAAAGACGACCCTAACACTCCTGAAAACGAAGCTTTTACCACCAGAAAAAAGAAACGTAAAAAGAATGGCTAATCAACCATATTTTTACAAAGCTACATTAAGGCGAGTTGTTGATGGCGACACGGTAGACGTTGACTTAGATTTAGGATTCAACGTATCACTCACCAATCAACGTATTCGTTTCTATGGCGTTAACGCACCCGAGTCACGCACTAGAAATCTTTTAGAAAAAACAGCTGGTCAAGCAGCTAAAGCTAGATTAGAAGATTTACTTAAAGACGCAGACTTACATGTACATAGCCACGGAAAAGGCAAGTACGGAAGAATATTAGGTGTGCTATATGACGGAAAGAAAAACATATTTACTACCATGTTAAAGGAAGGACACTTGCGTGAGTACGATGGCGGTAAACGGGAGCCGTGGTTCTAGCATTTCTTCTTGTTGTTTTGGTCGAAGGACAGGTTGTGTCAGATGATAAAATGCTCTTTCGTAACATCCACAGGTGCAATGTTTTTAGTAGCGCAATTGAGCAGGGTAAGTGGAGTAATAAACACCGTCCTTACTATCGTCAACAAAATATTACGAGTTACTGTATCCCTAAAAGAGTTAACAAAAACCAAGTCTTCTACGACTAAAGGAGGTTCTATGTGGCAAATGAGTGCTTTACTTGGTGTTGGGCTAATAGTTATGTCTGGTGCATTTAAATTGTACTACGATAAATCAGAAGCACAAAAACAAACAATGGCTGCAGAACTAAGACAAGCAGCTGATAATGAACTGTTATTAGAAAACAGTATTAAACAACTCAATAATCAAGTGATACAAGCAGAAGAAGATAAACAAAGAGCCTTTGAAAAAATTAATGTACTGCAAGAACAAAACAACCAAGCCCGTGAAGAAGTCAGCAAGCTCAAAAGTAAATTTGATAAGCATGATATAAATATGTTGAGCTTACGCAAACCTAAATTAATCGAGAATATAATTAACAAAGGAACAAAGGAGGTGTTAGGTGAATTTGAAAGTATTACTTCTCCTGCTGCTAACTTGTAGTGGCTGCAGTTTAATAGGAAACGGACAGTACACACCAGAAACTAAAGCAGTAGAAGTGGTAACTATCACAAAACCTGCTGCAGTATATCACCCACCTCTCCCTAACAAAATCAACACAAAACCTGTTGAATGGAAAGTTCTAACACCAGAAACAATGGATGAGTATCTTACAGATTTAAAAGAAGGTAATGCTCCTACTAATGTTTACTATGGCGTTAGCCCTGTTGGATATGAAAACTTATCTGTTAACATGGCAGAAATAAAAAGATATATTCGTCAGATTCTATCTATAGTAACCTATTACAAAGAGCTAGATGAGCCAGAGGATAAAGATGAATAAAGAACTTGAACCAGGAAGTGAGTATGAAAAGTACGACGCTGACGGTGATGGTGTGGTAACAGATGCGGAACTCGCTACTACAGAAAGATTACAAGCTCTTGAAATAGCTAATGAAAAAGCCGAGGCGCAAAAGAATATGTGCTGGTTCGCCCTATTCGGTATGCTTCTCTACCCAAGTGGCATTGTCATCACATCTTTTTTAAAATTAGACCAAGCTGCGTCTATACTCGGAGATATTGCGTCCGTATATTTTATCAGTGTGTCGGGGTTAATCGCAGCGTTCTTTGGCTTCCAAAGTTGGAACAACGGTAAAAAATGATTGAATTTGCGATGGGTATTATTATTGGCTATATATTAGGAAAATACGTATGGCGGTAGATGTAAAGGTTCTTTACGACGAAATAGCAAGTGATGAGGGCAAGGTACTTCATGCATATCTCTGCACAGAAGGTCACGCCACCATTGGCATAGGACATAAAATTCTTAACACAGATCCAGAAGTTAGTCTGCCTATTAGAGATGCTTATGATAGTGCGCCAGCAGAAGACAGTATTACAGAACATAGATGCTACGAATTATTTCAAGAAGATGTGCAGCTTGCTATAGATGGTTGCCGTAGAATATACGATAGCTGGGAGGAACTACCTCAAGAAGCCCAGCATATTCTTGTTAATATGTGTTTCCAAATGGGGCCAACTGGTCTTGGTAAATTCAAACACATGAACGAGGCCGTAGAAGATCAAGCTTGGGGGCAGGTCGCACTTGAAATGGATGACAGTAGGTGGAGTAGACAGACTCCAGAAAGAAGCAAACGTCTACGATTACGAATGCTTAAACTAGCAGACAGAGATGACTAGGAGTTATTATGCATAAAGGTAAAAAATGTTTTATTAATGCACCACCAGGAAAACCTATCCGAATGGAAAACAAAAAGCCCAACAAAGGCTACTCAAAGAAAAAATCTAATAAGTAATAGCGTCTAACTCATCCTGTGTTGTTGCTGCATTTATCTTAGTGCGTAAGCCTTTTGCTTTTTCGTGGCAAGCATTTATATGCGTAGACATAGCCGTACCAATATTCAAATAATCAGCAGAACTAAAAGTTTTAACTGTATTATCTGCTAGTGTCCAATCCATCGAAAGACTTGAATCAATTAAAGCCCGTTGCATAGTAAGCATTAGTTTACGCTGACTGTGTTCATCACATTGAAACGTATTATCGCTCCACGTAAAAGTACCACACTCATCAGCTTCTCTACTTAATTTTACTCTGGTCCATGCTTCTCTTTTTGCTTCAGTTAAATCATAGTCCCATGCTTTTGTATCGTAATTAAAGTTACAGTTTTCGTTTGGCTTAGTTGGCATAGCAACAACTTTACCATCTGTTATATAACTATTTTCTTCTGGGTGATTATCTACGTATAAAAAAGAACGTCCATCTTGTTCTAATGTAAGCTTTACACCTTCTTCAGAACCGCTACAAACTCTAGCAATTTTACCGTTTGCTTCATAAACAACTGCAATTTTAGCTGTCATCGTTTAGAACCTAATACAAAAAATCCATACCTAGAAAGCTGACGAAAAGCCGATTTATTATTACCAAAACGTTCATTTTTGCCCTGTATTTTTACTCTACATCCAATAACATCATTAGTAGTACCTGATGGAAAATGTTCAGGAACAGCAATATGAGTTGTAGATACTACTTGCCCCCCAAAATCTTCCCGAAACGATTGAACAGCTACTGTAAGGTTAGAACTTACAACATCTGCAGAATATGAAGGACTACCTGAAGTACCTATATCCCATTCAATAACAAATTTTACGTAACCTGTAGCTGGTCCTGATGGATTACCAGAAGTATCACCTCCTTGATACCCTACTTGGCCACCAATAATTAAAGCTGATGGGCGTTTATCATTATCCCATTGTGACAACGTAGTAAAACCAGCAGCTGCATCCGTATAAGAATTACCTACATTAATTGATAAACTACTAGCTGAATCCCCTGCTGGAACTGTCACTGCATTTCCTGCAATTGCTAGTGTATTTACTGAAGCATTAGCTATAAAAGCTCCTGCAATCGTCCCGTTAGCAGACAAAACGGCATTAGTACCATTAGTTAAATCATTTTGGGTTGGATAAATTTCTAATGCAGATAGTTTAGCTGTATTAGCGTGCATCACACCACTAGCATCAATACTAAAACTTCCAGTACGAGTATTAGAATTACTAACTGTCCATTTAGCAGGGTTCTGATGCGTAATCTTCCAAGCGTTAAATGTACCTGACCCTGTTGTTCGCACTGGTTTATAAGTTAATGTGCCTCCTGAAAACGAAACAACACGTACATCCATATACACTGAAGGACTACTATTAGGTACACAACGTAAGGTGTCTCCTTCATTATAAGCAGGAATAGGTGTATCTGAAGTGGCAAACGTTGAGTTAGCTCCACTACCAGCCAAAGCACGAGAAGTAGTAGACTCAATTAATCCTTTATTCATTGTCCCCATGTTAATCTGCATGGCTTCAATTCTAGGAGAAGACATAAATGCATCAGCTACTACGTAGTCTGCTTTAATACTACCTGCTAGTAATTC